TTCTTTAACTTCTCGATAGTCTGAAACTGTGTTGATATTTGTAATTTTTCTTTCTGTTGAAATTGTAACCACGTTACCATTTCTTGTGACGTTACCATTGATAAACCAGCCTAGCTCAATCTTTCTTGTAGCAATTTTCTGCAAGTCATCTTTTGTAGCAAGATACTTCCAAGGATTCCATGTTCCATTAGTTTTAGATCTAACAGCTGCTATTTGACCATGAAAATCATAGGCAACTTGCACTACCCAATTGTCATTATGCTTAAAGACCTGCACATGTTTCCAGTCATTCCCTCCTTGAGGAGAGTTTAATAGGTTGAACCCCATGTATAGCCCAGTATTTATGTAATCATTCCAGTCCCTCTCAGCGTTCAAAACTTTTCCGTTATTACGTGTCAGCTGGTGCTGTTGAATGGGCTTGTTGTCTGCGTAGATGCTTCCTTTGACATCAAGAGCGCCCTGCTCCCTGATTTTGTTGACGCCCACACCTGACCTGTCATAAGACAAGACCACGCTCTCTGTGGCAACATTGACCATGAACTCTGTTCTAGTGAACTTATCCTCAAGGATACCGATGACAACCCAAGACTGATTAGCTAGATAATTGCCTGCAAGATTAGCCTGCGAATTGGTCAAGCTTGAAATACTTGTCCATGATCCAGTGGCTGGTCCTGTATCCACTTGAAAGTTAGTAGTCCCAAGTCTTGCAACTTTGAAAGTCAGCGACATTGTGTTTTTCTGACTCCCTGAGACAGTCAGAGGTGCTACTTTGGCATTTCTTGTGACCGTCAATGTACTAGAGGTTGAACCTGTTCTTGCTATGCTAAAGCTCAATGCTGGAGCAAAATACTCAAGCACGGTCACAGATACCTCTTTAGCATCAGACCAACGGCCACGGCTATCAGACACGCTCGCTCTGATTTTGATTGTGCCGTGATAATTCATAATGCCAAGACTGCCACCGTTTGAACTTGTAGACTGGTTTTTGCCGACGATTTCAGCATAGTATCCAGTGATGGATGAGCCGTAAGAACCGACTGCACCATTAAAAGCTACCTTGATGTTAGAGATTACCTGAATGAACGTATTCCCGTTTGGGATAAGATTTTGAGCTGCACCGTTCAAGTCCGACAGGGAAACTCCTGCAAATGTGGGCTTGACATTCGCTGGTACGCTAGCCGTGAATGTAGTGGACTGCGTGCCTGTCTTTGTAGATCCTGAATAGGTATCTACAAAGATAGTCCCTGTTCCACTTGCGGAGTTTGGGATGTCATTTGCAAAATCAAGAGGGATTGTCCACGTTGCGGATGTGTCCACGTTGCTTGCAATCGTTCCACTCTTGCCGGCCCAGGAATAGCGTACCGTGTGCTTGAAACTTGAACTTTGACGGTTAATATTGATAGTAACTGAACTACCAATAGTACCTACGCTTACACTTACAGAGCTTGAACGTGGTATCGTTGAGAGCGTGAATGAGTTCCTGTTGATCGTCAACGTACCTGGTGACCATCCACCACCTCCGCTAAACGTTGCGGATAAGCTAAACGATTTCTTGCCATCGTTGTCATGTCTGATTGTTACCGTCTTGTCAATCAGCATAATTGAGCTATTTTGACTCAACATTGACGGCATCCCTGACCAACTCAAGGTCTGACCGTCTATTGTGACCGAAGCAGTACAGCTATAATCTGAGAATGTATGAGCGCCGTTCGTCAACGCAAGCCTTACCCTGACTTGACTGCTATTTTCAGCGGTATTTTGGGATACCTGATCTACCCACAATCTTATATAATAGCTTCTATCGTTATTTGACCAAAATTCAGCCATTAAGAACCTCCTACATATCTAATCACGTTCATGTCTGGATTGATGTGATACTGTTCTTCTCTAAAACGTCCAATTTGGATAGTCTTAGAAAAAATACCATTTTCAATATGAATAACACCTTGAGAAATATACATAACCTCGACACCAGCGCTAAACATTGAAATACGACCATTAGGATTGAACATCATGCTAGAGCTACCATCGTTCTTACCAATCACAAGCCCCTCATTTGAGGAACTCATATAGGTATCAATGAAATTCCAGCGGTCAGAGAGCTCTCCCAAGTCTTTAGCGATATTGGAGACACGCTGACTAGCTGAAATCAAATCTTTCTCAGCTTGTAACCTTGCTGTCTCGTTAGACTGAACAAAGTCCTTGTAAGCCTTTATCCAATTATCAAGCGTGTCAGCGCTAGCCTTAGCCTCAAGTTCAGCCTGAATAAGTCCAGCTTTCTCATTTAGAGCGTTGAGCTGTTGCTGAGTTAGTCCTTGGTCGGCTTTAGAGTCAATACTTGTCTTGATTTCTTTTAGCTGGTTTTCATCAATAGCCCCTTTGTCTCCTTTATCGCCTTTTGGTCCAGGATCTCCTTTAGGCCCTGGAGCACCAGGTTCACCTCTTGAACCATCAGACGTATTGATAAGCGTCAACTGCTCAGAGGCTACCTCTTTGTTATCAATCCATGCTGAGACCGTCAAAACCATTTTTTGGTTGATGTCAGAGGCTCTCACAATGTAACTAGAGCTTGTGGCTTTGATTTCGCCATCTACAACCCAGCGCCAGCCGCTATTGATGACCTTGTTCCCTCGCATTAAGGTAGGAGTCACAATCGTCTGCCCTTGTCCGTTCTTAAATGCTACGCCGTTGTCTGTAGCTAGCTTGATAGTGTAGGGTTTGGATGCTTCAAAAAGTCGCTCAAAGGCAGCCTGAATGCCATCTGATAGCTTACTCTCTAGAGCCTTAAAATTCGCAAAAGTAGTTTTGTTACTTGCTGGATTTGTAAAACTGATTTTCTGTTCGGTAACTCGTGCTTTTACTATTAAAGCTGGACTAAAACCATCATCATAAATCTGGACAGCGTCCCCGATTTCTACATCCACAAAGCCATCTACTTCATAGGTGATGGCTGGGTAGCAATGTTGCTTTAATTTTAGGTAAGCAAGACGTCGCAACTCGTTTGGCTCGTCTGTATCAAAGTCAAAGTCTCGTCTTGTCCACTGGTCCTCAGCTGTTGCTGAAGTAAAAGTTGAGGGATAGAGTTGCATGGACAACGGGGCGTACAGTTGTTGCCCTCTTTGGTAAAACTCTAATTCTCCCCTCTCGTTTTTGATAGACCAATCTCCTAAGTTTTCAATAGTCAGAACCTCTTTTTCGGGCTCGGTTTCTTTCTCTTTTTTCTTAGGAGGCTTTATGATTCGTTTCTCAGTATTAGATGGCCCACCTTTTTTACTGGTCGTCACAGTCTGTTCGATAGATCCATCTGAACGAGTTGTGGTGGTCGTTGTAATGCGTGTTTTATCAGCCAGTTTTGTGACTTTCGTGTGGACAATAGTCTTACTCTTTGTCCCGTCGGATGCTGTGCGAATGATCGTTTCAGTTGTCGAACCATCCGCATTTTTAACTCTCTGACTAGATAGATGACGTTCTCCACTTTCTTCGACTTCCACGGTCGGCATTTTCCCGGTCGGGCGAATTGTATTGAAAATACCCGTTTTATCCACTTTTCGGGTGATAGAACTAATATTTTTACCGTATTTTAAAACCACATCATTCCTGATGCGGCCAACTCCTTGGTGTGTATCGTCGTGTTCGTGATATATATTTACAGTAAAGTTCTTAAGTGTGCTATCTGCTTTTAGTTGTGTTTCAAATTCAATCTCAGCATTGAATTGTTTCGCAAGATTAAGCAAGCGAGCAAGTTTTGTTTCTTGCGTCGTCCACTCAAGGGTGCGTTGCTGGTCTGAAATCTCATTAATTCCAATAGTGAGATGAGCATAGTTCAATAAAGCCATCTCTTTGCAATATTCTGCAAAAGTCATGGCTCTCGTTGCTTTGTAAGGATTTACTAACTCATTGATCAATTCAAGATTGAGATTCTCACAATAGCATTTGATTGTCTGCTCATTTTCCTCCACTGACATCACATTAAAGAGGTAGGTGCGCCCGTTGTGTCGGAATGAAACCCAAGCACGTTCGTTTAGATGCTGGTAAGCCTTTGATGAAGCTGTGTCTGATTTGATTGCTTTCTTAAAGACTGTAAATTCGAAAGTTGAAGCTCCTGTTGGCATATCTCTTGACCAAGTATCATTATAATAATTAAGCGTGTTCTGCTTACTATTATCAACAAAAGCAACCTTTTGCAAGTTTGCATCGTGAATCGTTAAAAGCATTATAGCCACCTTTCTTCAAATTCAATTGTCACTGTCGGGTGTTTTTTAATGAAGCTAGAAAAGTACAGCTCTAATTTTGATTTGCCTGGAGGAATGGACAACCATTGTGACCCATCGACAATCTCGTTAGCTTTTGCTATTCCATCGATATAGACCGTGTCATCTTCGCTATTGATTAGAACATTCGAGCCAATTGGAAAACGATTGGGGATGTCATTCGTTGTTGGGACAAAATCTTTACGGTAGTACAATTCATCTAGATACATGTGAGAGACGATTGGATTGTCTCTGTACGCTCCAATTGTAATGTGAATTTTTACGGACTTTTTACCCTCAATTTCTGGAATGATAAAAGTAGAGTATGATCCTTGATAAAAAACTTGTACCTTGCCATCATTCCGTTTTAAATCTGACCACCCTTTTGCCACACTAAAAGGATTGATATCTCCCGTTGTAGTTCCATCGAAATTCCATCGCTTTAGAATCCTATATCCACCTTGACCATCGCTAGCTAAAAAATTGAACTCACATTCAGAGCCTAGCGAACGTTTAAAGGTCTCAACACCATACAAAAATTGGCCCGCCTCATCTGATACTGTCACCTTGATGAATCCATATTGATTATTAGTTTCGGACCAAAAAACTTGTCTCCACCAAAAATAATCATTCAGGGACCCAGTGCTGCCTGTGCTATCATTAGGGATTACCCAGGTCAAACTTGTAGCGTAGTTGTGTAATTTAGTTTCACCTCGTAAATCTTTCAATCTAACGTGTGGACGCTCCCAAAGATTAATCATTTCAGCTGTCCCGACAATATACTCTGTCCGGTCATTTGTGATGGCTTGGTTCTTTGCTGCGCTAGCCAGTCCATTTGTGATTTTTTCACCTCTAAAATCAAGTAAGATTTCTGATTTTTGCGATGGTTCGGTATCGGCTTCTTCACGGTTCCCAATTTCTAAGGTGCCATTTTGATTAACTAGACCGATATACCCATTCTCAGCATTGTGTTTGACTTTAACGATTGGAAATGCAGCCTCCGAGCCATTATTTATAAGATCAAACACCATTTTTCCTGATTTACTAGTTGCGTTTTTATCACTATCAAATCGTTTATAGGCTGAACTATGGGCCACGCCATCAGGAACGATGAACTTAATAGAGCCGTTTGAACGTCTCCCACTTGCCTCTTGCATAGAGATATCATCGATTACCATGGCCAGATAATACTTGTCTGGCTCATCTGAAAAGGTCAACTCCTTAGGAGCATCCACATTAAAAATACCCGCAAGCTTGTGCTTGAGGGTATTTCTGTCTTTGGACCAGATAGAGAAGTCCACCTTGATATATTTTGCATCAATAGTTTGTTGCTGGATATTCACGCCAATTCTTGGAGCATGATCGATAGAGATAGAGCGATTATTCCCAATATCTCGTTGGATGTCATGGATTTGAATAAACTCTCGTAAATCTGTTTTATTAAAACGCATAGTCACTTCGCTCATTCAATTACCCCTTTCATTCTTAGTAGCATTTTCTCACGCTCTTTCTGAGTCTTAGTAACAATATCCGTAACTTTTGAGCTGTCCAGATAAGCGTTTGTGTCCTTGTTAAGGATGGCAGTAAGCAATTTTTCTAAACTCGCTCTCAGAATCGCCATCTCAGACACGATTTTGTCTGTACCTTGCCCGTTCTGAACACTTGCAGTCTGAATTGTGATATTACGTTGCGCTTCTTCCATTTCACGGAGGAATTTCGCATCACTCGGAATCCCGATACCAGAAGCGTATTTCGGAACACCCATCTCACGCATCAAACGTCTAGTCTTATCAGCTCGCAAGACCTTAGAACCTTTTGGAAGAGGGAGTAGGACATCCCGACCTTGTGGGATGAAACTCCGACCATTCGGCAGAGTAACCATTTCTTTATAGTTGCTGTTCCTTTGGTCGTTGACGATAGCAAGACCGCCCGGGTGATAGTTAGTCCCGTGGGCATGTTTGCTCGCAAAGATATTCGTAAAGAAATTACCGGTCACGCTATCAATCCAGCTCTTAATACCTGAAAGAACACCTGATGCATTATCTCGGGCGTTAATAGTAACAGTTTTATCTTGTATGCCATTGACGCCACTTTTGACCTCGCTGACAGTGTCATTAGTGCCATTTTTAGCAAGGATATTCACTGGGTCGTACTGCTTGATAGCGTTAATAGCAGCACTCGTCTCATTTCGCACACCGCCCGTTTGGTCAGCAGCAAACAAGTTGATAGGAGCTTCTTGTTTGGGTGAATTAACACTCAAAATCGCACTTCCGACAGCTGCGCTCGTATTATCCACCGCATCCAGAGACTTAGTCTCAGCAGATGCAAAATTCCAAGCCGTAATCTTATCGATAGATAACTGGCCATTGTTCAAAACATTCGTAGGATCTGCCTTCAAATCTTTTGTAAACGGTGTGGTCGCATTCCACGTTGTCAAAGTATCAGTAGAACGAGCAACTGCTTTTTGGATACTCTCATCATTGGCCAGCAACTCTTTCTGTTTTGGTGTGAGCGATTCATAGTTAGATAGAGCCTTAGAAGCTTCCTCTGCCTTGTTCATGACATCGGCATTTTTCATGAGGAGTTCTTTAACTTTAGCTGGCATACTGTTCCATGTTTTAAGATGGGTTTCACTATCAAAGATGGCTTGTAGTCCAGCTTGGTTCTTGATAATTACTTGTTTCTCTTCGAGGGTCATGTCTTTCCATTTGCCAGATTCGACAAGAGCCTCGGCTATAGTCACACGAGCGTTTGAGTTGATATCCGCAGTCTTAGCGATAAACTGCAATTGTTCCCAACCTTCCGCAGATTTGGCAGCCTCTCCGATAACTTCCTTAACATTGGATTTAACTTGGAAATTTCCATTCTTATCAATGTTACCGACCAACAATGACCAGGCATCGTTAGCCTCTTTCACTTCCTTGCTCATTTCACTAGTATAGTTAGCAAGGATGCTATGCGAATTACCTACCTTTTGAGAAGCTTCAGCAGCTTTCTTCCCGATTTCTTCATAAGACAGGCCGTACTCTTCCAGAACTTTCTTGGCTTCTTCCCAATAGTTCCAACTTTGCCCGGTTCGAGCTTTCACCTTTGCATCGAGATTTTGCATGACCTGATAATACTTACTTCCCAGAGCTTCCATCGTTTGAGTGTGGTTTGCTTCTAGAGTTTGCAGTTTCTTGTTGTAAGTCTCATGGTCAATAGCCTTTCCATCTAGCAACTCTTTCAGCTCGCTTTTTGAATTTTCGTAGAGTTTCTTCTCCTCATCAAGTGCTTGCTTCAAAACATCTTTAGTATGCTTCAATTGTGTTTCATTCAGGCTTCTGACATCGCCATTTAAAGCTTGTAAAGCAGCCTTCTGCTGATCAGCTGACAAACTCATCATTGAGAGTTTTGCCTTGATCATCTCATTCTGATTGTTCAGGATGATTTCTTTCTCCTCTTGAGAGAACTTGCTCGCATCTCCGTTATGACGTTGATAAATCTCATTAATTTGATTCATCATGGCCTCAGTATTAGAGACAACCTGGCCGTTTCTTTCCTTGGCTTTGGCAATATCGTCCTCACTAAGGCCCCACTTGGCGCCCAACTCTTCCATTCGTTTGTTGGTCTTATCGGCAGCAGTAGCTATTTCTTCATAAAGTTTTTTAAAGGCTCCAGAGACCTTGTCGGCATCTCCAGCATGAGTACCGAAGTTTGCGACAGCCGTACTGGTTTCATCAACAGTTTTTTGAAAACTTCGCAATTCTCCACGAGCGGTATCGCTCAACTGAGAACCAAACTCTTCAGTCTTGATGCGAGCCTTGTCTTTCTCGTTTCCAAGATAAACAAGTGCGGCGGTAGTAAGACCAAGACCTCCGACTATTAAACCAAGAGGATTCGCAAGCGTCCCCATTGATGTTGTTAGAAGTCCCGTTGAAGTTGAAGCTGATGCAGTCGCATTCCCAAGCGCAACTGCTCCACCAGATGCCAATTTAAAGGCAGATGATAGATTCCCGGTTGTTCTAAAAGCTTGGAAAGTCTTGAGCATTAAATTCATGCCACCGACCGCTTTACCAGTCCCTTTAGTAAGCCAGCCAATTCCTTTTGTCAAGCCTCCTACGATTCCAATACCTTTTCCAAAAAGTGTTAACGCTGGACCAGCTCCTGCTGTTAACGCTGCCCATTTTAGAACATTTCTTTGCTCCTCTTCAGACATGGAGCTGAACTGTTTAGCCATTTCAGCTAGCATGTCAATCCAAGGTTTCCCAGCTTTTAGACCGTCACGGAGAGCCTTCAGAAGAGGTCCACCAAATTCAATAGCCAAGTCAGTTACCTGGTTCTTAAACATCTTCAATTGTGATTCTGTGGTTTCATATCGCTTATTGGCTTCATTGGTCAGAGCAGTATTCTCTTTCCAAGCTTTATTTGAACGATCGACAGCATCCCCCATTTTATCAGATGCTAGAGCCAAGGATTTCAGCATGTTACTTTGTCGGATACCCGTCATCCCGAGTTGTGCCAAGATAGCGTTCATGTTCACGCCTTTTTCTTGTGCTTCCTTGAGTCCTTTAATAAAGGATTGCAAAGCAACGACCGGTTTCTCTTTCCAAGCCTGTTGAAACTCCTCTGAGGTCATTCCAGCAGTTTTTGCGATGAGGTTCAAGTCATCTGCCGCGCCCTTACCTGTCAATGAAACAGCATTACCAATAGCCGTCAAAGTTTGAGTCATAGCGGTACCACCAGCCTCAGCCTCAATACCAACCGAACTCATCGCAGTAGCAAGACCAAGGATATCTGGAGCAGTTAGACCAGCCAGCTTACCACCAGCCGCTAAACGGTTGGTCATCTCAACGATGTCACGCTCAGTTGTTGCAAAGTTGTTACCCAAGTCAACAACAGATGCCCCAAATCGTCCATATTCGTCCGATGTTAGACCAAGAATATTCGCAATCTTGGCAATGGCTGT